TCTAATTTGATTTATGTCTGCATGTATTCTTCCTTCATAAACATAACCTAAAAGTCCTTCAATAAAAGTATTAACTGCCTTGTCATATTCTCTTGCCTTTGCAATCATACGCAAACATTTATTACGATGTGTTTTTAAATAATCTTTTGGTAATTGAGGCATTTTAGATTTAGGTGTAACTTTGTAGTCAGTAATCTTTTGTTGTTCTAATAAATTTTTAATAGATGCAGCTGCCCAAATATCAACTTTAAAAGTTGTTTTGTTTTCTATAGCTTTAATAATTTGATTTCTTCTTTTTTTTAAATGTTTACCAAATTCAATAGCTTTTTGGACATCTATTCTAACTCCTTTAAACTTCATGTCAACCAAACAAAGAAATAATTTTGTTTCTAACTCAAAAATTTTTCTACAATTTTTTTGCTCTCCATCTTCTTTTGTGTATAATACCTCGTCAATTTTTTTGTTAAATAAATTCCATAATTGAAAAGTTAAATTTACATCTTGTTTTGCATACTCCTTAACAATTGAAGAAGGTAGTTTGTGCATATTAGTTATGGGATCTTTTACTGTACCGCCTGACCACTCTAATGTTTTTTGTTGTAAATCGTATTTATATTTAGAATCATTTAAATAATCTTTTGAAAGTGAATCTAAAGAATATTTAAATCTATTTTCATTAATAACAGACGCTGCTATCATAGTATCAACAATTCTACCTTTAATCATTTTACCAGTTACAGCTCTGATCCAACACACATCATACATTGCATTATGAAATACTTTTGTAATTTTTTCGTTTTGAAATATTTTTTTATTTAAAACATCCCAAATTCTTTCAGTTTTTTTTAAATCAAGATTAATGTCAGAGTGTTGTAAAGGAAAATAAGCAGTATCTTTATCTGTTGCAACAGCAATACCACAAATAAAACCATCATTTCTAATAGCTCCCAATCCTTTTGTTTTTAAATTTGGATCATATGTTTCTATATCAATAGCAACAGTATCAATATTTTTTAAATCTAAATCTTCCGGTGTATTACACATTATTTATCCCCCATGAGTTTGATTTTGGTTTTATTTCTTCTTTCACTTCTTCAGGATAGTCTCTATCGATCGCCATGTCAATGTAATGTTTAGCTTTTAATAAATCTTCTTTTTGATTTTTTTGTTTGTGGCGACACAAATATTTAATTGCGTTTCCTTCCGCAAACGGAATATTATTTCTGTTAATAAATTCTGATGGCTGAATGACCATAGACTTATAGTGATCCCCACCTACCTGCTTTTTGTATATTGGTTCTTTCATTATCTAACTCCTAACGTATATTTATCTTGTGATGCTATTGTCCAACAATCGTATTTACCACGACTGTAAGCTACATATTTTAATCTTAATTGTGTAAAGTAATCCTCCGGTTGAAACCTTGAATTATCTACAATTACATTGTCAAATGTAAGTCCTTTTACTTTGTGTATATTTGCATATTTAACTCTTGGTTTTTCATCTAACCCTCCTTGACGAATAACTTTTTTTATATAAATCATTTTTTTATCAAATTCCTCTTGCTTCAAACCATTTTTTAAAGCTATTAAAGTAAAATCTTTTTCTTGAACAGAAGACTGTTTTAGTAAATTTAATTTTATTAAATCATGTATTGTATAATCTTTATCAATCCAATCTTCAAAATCATATTGTCCTTCACCCCTTACAACAACTTTACTGCCCATGTAATTCCAAAAATCTTTTATCTGTTTTAATGACATTGGTTTACCTTTTATAAACTTTGGCCAAAGTTTATGACATTCAAGTTCTTTATTTGAAACATAAGGAGAGTTTTCTAAATAAGCAAATTGTATACCATGTCTTATTAAAAATTTTCTAATCCAGGCATCCACTGGTTTTTGACGATATGTAAATAAAAAAGTTTCTTTTGTATTTTTTATTTTATTTATTAATAGCTGTAATGAACTACAATCTCTTGATAGACTAGCTAATTTATGATGTTTACCGACTATGTCTGTTGGTTTCCAAATTCTATGAGTCCCATAATAATCCCAAATAGGTTTTATAATTTCTTTACATAAAGCATTAATGGTTTGACTACATCTATGTCCTTGCTCTAATTCTTTAGCACCTTTAGATAATTCATAAAATTCTCTTGCATCAGCCCCTGCCCATTCAAATATTGTTTGATCGGGATCGCCAACAAACCAATACTCATCTGCATTTCTAGATATCTTATCTAAAGCTATTTTTTGAGTTTTATTACTATCCTGCGCTTCATCAACTATTAAAGCTTTTATGTCAGGGTTTTTAGATTTATCAATAAAACGCTTAATCATATCTGGAAAATCTAATTTACCATTTTCTTTATTATATTTTTCTACAATTGGCACCATATTCTCTATGTTATTTATTGAATACCCATGATATTTTTTGTTAGATATTTTCCAATGTTCTTTAAGAGACCTATTAAAACCATAAGCCTCTTTTACAAATTTAAAGTAACCATGTTCTCTGTTATTAAATTCCGATTCTGTTACTTTGTGTCTTTGAAAAATAGAATCAATTATACATAAATTTTTATAATCGTCGTAGTCAAGAACTTGTTCCCCTATGGTTGCTTTTTTTTTACAATAATGATGTATGGTGCATATATTGTGTTCTAATGCTGTTTTTGTTACACCCTTCATTTCTGGTAGTTTTAATATTTCATCTTTAATTTCATCAGCCGCAACATTTGTATGTGATAAAATTATAATTTTTTCATAATTAAATTTTTTTAATAATTCTACATATTTACTTGTTATAAATGTAGAAGTTTTACCGGTGCCTGGTGGTCCTACCATAAACTGAAGTTTATTGCTCATTAGTTATCTCCTCATATTCACCATCTACAATTAAATCTTCTTTATCTATTTTTTGATTTATCATCCGCCATGACACACAAGATTTAGTTCCATATTTACCGTGATTTTTTTTAGCTTTTAATATTTTTTGACATTTAATAACAAGATCAACTCTTGCTAAATTTACTTTTTGTCTATGTAAATAATCTTCAAATTTATCTAAATTAAATTCTAAAACATTTTTTTCTTGATTAAAATAAGGCATACCAAAATATGCTAATTCTTTTTTATTTGTGTATGCTTTTTCCTCTGAAATGTAATTTTTAAAATGTTTTATAAATCTTAAATCTTCTTCTGCATCTTCTACATAATCTTTAGATTTTTCTCTTGCTTCATATTTTCTTCTCATAATTTCTTCAAAGTCTGAAGCTTTCATTTCTGGAACCCAAACAGATGCTTTACTAATTACAGAATCATAAAATAATTTTTTATTTCTTAATGTGGGACCATCTACTGTAATTGTTTTTTCTACAGCCTCGCCTTGTACAACTGCGTTTATTTTTACAAAATATCTATCACTACCATACTCTATAATCTGTCCTATTGATTGTTTTGCTTCTTCACTTGTTGCTTCTTGCACACCAATCCAACTAAAAATTATTGCAATTGTTTTTGTAGAACAACCAATAATTTCTGCTAGTTTAGGCATGCCAAATTTTCTGTTTGCCTTTTTATGTGAAGTACCTTTCTTTTTTCTCTTTTCACCTTCTTCATCTTTTGCTGCAATTGCAATTTTGTAAATAAAATCATCTATTTCATCTACGTTCCATTCTGTATGTTTTATTAAAACACCTGCTATTGCAGTGCAGTAATCATCTCTTTGTCCACTTCCCGCATAAGTAATACACAAAGCTGCTGCTAAAGCCACTTTACCTATATCTACTTTTAAATTTCCAGGATATTCATCTATGCCTTCGTATTTAACCCATTGAACTATTTCATTTGTTGTATGATATTTTGTTTCTGGAACTAACGTATATTTATTAGCCCCATGTCTTATTTCACAAAGTGTTGCCCCATGACCGTAATCTTTGTAATAATTTTCTAATTCTTTTGGTAATGCAAATTTTTTATAGTCTGATGTTCCAGACCAAAGATAATGACTTGAAGGATTATTTCTTCTACCAAATACAGCACCACAAGATTTAATATGATCGCTAACAAATCTTTTTACAACAGGATTATCAATGTCAAAATCTATGTATTGATCAAGTCTAAGTCCTATTTGTTTTGTTGTGTGTTCTATTCTCCATTCTTCTTTCGTAATTTTAAAATCAGGATTGGACCATTTTTCAACTACGGCCTGCTTTGTATCGCAAGGTATAATTACCCGTCCCAGATCTATCCAATCTTCATAAGTAACCGGAATTTTATTTATCTTATCATTCATAAATTAAAAAGTGGGCGTATCCACTCTCGCTTAGACGCCCACTACCTAGGATATTATAAATTCAAAGATTTTTTAGTTTGCTCTTGAACTTCGGGTTTAGCTTGAACTTCACCTTTATTTACAGATTCAGCAAAAGATTTTGCCATGTTGTAAACATTTTTATCTGTAACTGGTCCAACCTTTGCTACATCCCATCCAAACCATGTTCCCTTGTCATTAGACATCTGAACAGTAGATAGATTATAAATGTGGCTGTAAGTTGGCGGAGTAAACAAACCATTTTTCCCCTGCATCTTGATACCCATCATCATTGAGTTCCATTTTCTACTAACTTTTAGTTGAGTAGATTTCATAGAAATCAAAGCTGTTGATGGATTATTTCCAAGAACAAGCACAAAATGACTTGCAGTGTTATCAAGATAATTACCATTTGGTAATCTATCTTTGTAGTCCTTACCTCTTGTGGTTTGACTAACAATATCACTGTCAGCATTGTGAATTGCAACAGGTGCACCAGAACTGGTACCTCTGTCTTGCCATTCAATATACTGTCTTTTGTAATGACATGGTACGACAGAAATTTTGTCATACAATTCATTAGTAACAGTATTTATTATCTTGCCAGGTTTTGCACCCTCGACATATTTACCATCTCTTTCATTTACTTCTGGAGATAGTTGTCCCAAAATTTTTAAGAAAGGTAACGCAAGATCTTCTTGCGATATATTTTGAGCACCTTGTTGTGCATCAGCTTCCATATCAAATGTTGCTAATGCTCCTTCTTTTTTATTTGCTACTTGGTTCATGTTTATTGTTTCCTTTTTATTGTAGTCTTATTTCCAACAAATACGTTGAAAATTTCCGTTGGCATTTCTTTACCTGCCTCAATACGTTCACGGACTAACGCTT